TGGCTCCAGGTGCCTTGGTTCGCTCATGTTGGGTGCCGCGCCTTGCGGCCCAGATACCGCCCGGATCGGGCTGCCTGGCCGTGGGCTTAACGACGTTGTCTGGCTCTAGCGGCAAGCTGTTGTCGATCTCGAAACCACCTTTGCCGGTGAGCTTGTCGAACAGCCGCGCGCGCACTGCCTGCGGGTCGAGGTCATCACGCACGAAGCCTTCGAGCAGCTCAGGCAAGCGCGCTGCTACGCACAGGTCCCTCACCGCTTTCGCCTTGGTCAGCGCGGCCTGCACGGTGGCCTCGTCTGCCAGCTTGGTGAGGCTGATCAATGGTTCGATGAGGTTGCTTATCCCGGCCGCCGTACAGCCTTGGGTGATCATCAGCGCGAGCGTCGAAGACTGGTTCTCCGCCGGTGGTGCTGGAGGATCCTCAGGAGCTGTCGGTTCCGGCGGATCGGTGGCGTCGCCGAGTTGGGCAAGCAGGGCTTTCGGGGCGCGTTGGTAGCGCTGCAGCACAGCCCCTTCGCCGATGCAGGCTTTGACCTCGATTCCGTTGCCGATTTCGTCGGCCAACCCCAGTGCCACCGCTTCGGCAGCGGTGAGCCAAGTCTCTGCGTTGACCAGCCGCCGCAGCTCTTCCTCGTCGATGTTTGGCGCTTTGGCCTTGTAGGCTGCAATGATGACTTCGAACGTCTGGTCCAGCACGTCAGCGACCCGACGCAGCGACTCGGCGTCGCCACTGGAATACGTCCACGGGTTGTGGATCATCATCATGGCGTTGGCTGCGATCACCACGCGGTGCGCACCGCAGGCGGCAACACTGGCTGCGCTCGCGGCCAGGGCGTCGATGCGGGCGGTACATCGCTCGCCCAGACGCGACAGCGCGTTGTGCATGGCCAGGCCATCGAAGAGATCGCCGCCAACGCTATTGAACGCGACTACGACCGGAGAGGCGCCATCGTCGAGCGCTCGCAGATCCTGCACGAACTGGCTGGCCGTGATGCCCCAGCCGCCGATCTCGCCGTAGACATAAACCTCAATGCCAGGCGTCTCCGTCTCTGCGCTGGCCCGCAGGAAATACCAGCTCTTCGCCGAGACAGGCAGTTGCTTGCCTGTGCTGTCGTAGATGGTTGGGGCCGTCTTCTTGCTCATGGTTGATCCTTTTCGTCCGTTGAGTCGGACGTGTTCAGAGTTCTGTAATTGAGGCCCAGCGACTGAGCTCTGAGCTGGTCTGCGGCGTTCTCAGCGTCCACGGTTTCCGCGTCGTAACCGGTGCGCAGCACCATCTCGCTGCGCGAGCCGAAACCCGCATTGACTTCGAGCATGCGTGACTGCACGTCTTGCACCGGGTGGATGTACGCCCAGCCTTGCGGAACCCAGCGGGTGCGCAGGTACTCACGGCGGCGTTGCGCGTAGTCCGGCAACGCCAGCGCGCCGGAGAGCACGGCCATGTCCATCCATGCCGCGCGCACCGGCCGGCACAGTTGGTGGACATAGACGCTGAACTGCAGCTGTTCGAGCCGCCGACGAAACTCGTTGAGCACAACGCGCAGCGCTCGGTCGTTGACGTCGCGCATGTCGCCGGTCAGCAGCTCATAGGGCGTACCGCTGCCGGCCGCTGCGGCCATCAGTTGCTGCCGCATGAAGTCCGGGTAGTTGTTGCCGGCATCGGGCGGCTTCGAAAACTCCACCTCCTCGCCCGGCCCGAGCTCCTGCATGGTGCCCGGCTCCAGCGCCACCATCGGCGTGAAGCCGTCGGCATCGGTGTTCAGTAACTGGCCGGTCACCGGGTCGCGCGGGACCTGTCCGGCGTCCGGCGCGGGCCGGCTGATGAAACCGGCGAAGAGATTTGCGACTTCTTGCCGGAACAGCACCGCGTCGTCGTAGTTGTCGAGACTGCGCAGGCGCTTGAGCACCGGTGACAGCCGTGGCAAACCCCGAAGCTGGCCGGGCTCGACCGGTTCGAAGATGTGCAGAACCTGGCTGGCCGGTATGCGCACCAGCTGGTTGTACCCGCTATTGAGGCCCTGGCATTCGCGCGGGTGTGACCGGTACATCCAGTACGCCACTCGCTTGCCGGACGGCTCGAACTCGATACCGGCCCTGATCGAGTTGCCGTTACCGGTCATCTCGAACTTGTCGTGCGGCACGAATTCGGGCGCCAGGATCTGCAGCTGGATCGGCACCGCCAGTCCTTCATCCAAACTTCGGGGCCTCAAGCGCACGAAGCATTCGCCCGCTATTTCGACCGTGCGCGCAATGAGTGCCTGCTGCCCGTAGAAATCGGTCAGCCCGTCTGCATCCGCCTCCTCGACCCAATCCACCCAGAGCTCCTGAAGCAACTTGCGCAGCTCAGGGTCTTCGGTGCGGGGCCTTGGGTTGATGCCTGTTCCGATGAGGTTGCTGACCCGCTTGTCGATGGTGTTGAAGGCGTACGGGTCATTGCGAACGGCTGCCCGCGACCGGCTGCGCAGATTGCGCAGTGCAGGCATCATCAGGCTGTTCACGCTGCCATCCGGCGCCGTCCAGCTCGCGGAACGACGGCCCTCACCGGCACCGTCATAGCTGGCCTTGATGCGCTCCGGCAACAGGAACCCGCTGCGTGCCAGCGTCGGATAACGTGCCATCAGAGCCCCTTGCCGCTGTGGTACATCCGATAGACCCGCGAGCGTGGCCGGCCACTGCTGGCGAGCGAGGTGCGGATTTCCTCGCGGGCCTTGAGCAGCTCATCGACGGTGCGGTACTCAACGGTGCGGTCGGTATAGCGGACGGTTTTCTCGCCACGAGCGATTGCCGCCTCGACGGCTTCGAGGTGCTTTTGGGTGAATGACATAGGGGTGAGTGTCTCTCTTGAGCGCGCAGGCAAGATGATGTAAAAGGCCGTCAGCCGAAGTTTTGGTGTCTTGATTGGATTTCTTGCAGGAAGCTCCCTCCCGCAAGTACGTGAGCGAGCGCCTCGGCGAGCTGATCCGTAGGGACATCAGGCAATCGCAATTGCCAATAAGTGCGAGCCCGGACCCAGTCCATACGCCCAGCCAACTGATCGGCGATCACGCGGCGAAGCTCATGCTGGAGCTCTGCGGCGGCTTTTACCATCTGCACGCGCTGTGCTTTATCTAAGGAGTTTTCCGACATGGCTGTTTCCAATATTGAAAAATTTGATGACATGGTCGGCAAGATGTTTGCCCAGCTCTATCTGAGTTTCCCCGTACCCCATGCGTTACCCGCTGAGGACTTCATGGAAGCAGCGACTCGGCCCCACGATACTTACGAGATCGATCTGCCAACGGACGACGCCGAGTTTTTTATTGCGACTGCTCAGTGGCTTGTAAAAAGCGGTTTCATATATGGAACGCCAAGGCATTACACGCACATCGAAGATGCAGTGTTGACTGCCAAAGGCCTAGAAGTACTTCATGCAACTCCGAATAGTCTGGATACCGGTCCTTCGTTAGGGGCACTAATGGCTGATGCTGCCAAAGCAGGCGGCAAAGAAACGTTACGGTCACTCGTGACTGAAGCGTTGAGCTTAGGCGTGAAGTTGGTCAGCCCAATTGTGGGGATCACCCCCTAATCAGCGTCGCTTCAGATAACCGCTTTGCGAGCTGCGGCGGGTGGAGGTTGTAGCGGAGCGATTCGGTTGAGCAGCAGGCGCAGCGGGCTGGGAGGTCGCAATGACGCGAGGTGCGTCGTCAATCGGCGCAGGCTTGGCCGGTCGCTGCGTCACCGCAGGTATGACGTTTTGATCATCAAACAGCCCAGACTGCGCCAGCGCTTGCCTGACCCGGTCCCACTCATGTTCTTTGTATCGGTTGATCCCGAGGTAGTGCGCCATCGCCAGGTTGTAAACCATCAGGTCAAGCGCTTCGTTCGGCTCCGATTTGCCCTTCACCCATTCAATGCGCTTGTAGCCACGAACGTGGCGGGCGACCTTGCGCTCGGCGACGCACTGGGCAAAGAACTCATCGGGAAGGTCGTTGGCAAAATGCAGCGCGCCGGGGCCGGACTCGAATGGATAGCGGTTGTAGATCCAGTCCTTGGCCGTGTCGGTGCCGACGATCCAAAGCTCGGCGCCGTTGCGCTCGGTCTGGCCTTTCCAGTTGACGTCGACCTGTGACGGGCGCTGTGCGATCACAGGCTTGTTAGGTCTGCTCGCCCCCTTGACCGCGAATATGTTCCGCCAGCGCCTCACACGGCAGAACTGATAAACCTCATCAGTATGACGACCACCTGAGTCGACCCCTGTAGCGAGAATGCCTAAGCCGACGCCTGAAGGGTGGCGATAGCGCACCTTGAGCAGCTCATCCAAAACGGCCCATGTGCGCTCGTCTGCGGGGTTGCCAGCGATGACCTTGTGATCGATCACCCACCGCTCCATGCCAACACCCCAACCCATCACCATGAACTCGAGGCGGTTCTTCTGGACGTCGACAGCGCCGGTGATCATCAGCACGCCAGCCGGCATCGAGCCAAGCGAATAGTGTTCAAGCCGCGCGCGGGCCATGAGGACATCCGCCTTGGTTTGCTCCTGCGCGCTGTCCCAGACCCTTGCCAGCCGGGTGTTGTAGAACACCTGCATGGGCTCCAGGTCGCCCTTGGACTGAGCTTTTTTGGCTTTCTCGAATTGCTTGGCCAGCGCCCGCCAGTCCATCCAGCCCGGCGGCGAATACAGCGCGTTGAGGTTGAAGCCCACAGTTTCGCCGTCGCCGACAGACGTCGCGCGCCACTCGCCTTTGGCAAGCATCTCGCCCTTGTGATGCTCCTCGATCAGCACATCGCAGTCGGGGTGGGCGCACTGGTAGTGCGCCAGCGTGAGGTCCGCCGAGTAGTGCAAGCGCTCCCATTCCAACGTCTGCATGTGCCCGCAGGTCGGGCACGGCACGAAGTAGTAACGCTGGTCGCTGGCCTCGAACAGATCGGCGATCCGCGACGCGCCTTTGATCGTTGGCGAGCTGGAAAAGTAGAACTTGGCGTTGCGGCCGAAGGTACTGCCCCGGGTTTCTGCCAGCTCGATCGGGTCACCCTCCTCGCCCACGTCGACTTCCCAGCGGTCCACTTCGTCGCCGTACACGTACCGCGCCG